AGGTTCTGACAACACAGCAGTAGGAGCTTTTGCTCTTGACGCAAACACTACAGCTAGTGAAAACACAGCTATTGGTAAAAGTGCTATGACAGCTAATACTACTGGTGGTTACAATGTAGCAGTAGGTTTTTATGCAGCAGCAGCAAATACTACAGGAGACTATAATGTAGCTGTAGGAAGACAAGCATTTGATGCTAATACCACAGGAAGCTACAACACAGCACTAGGAACATCAGCATTAGGTGCTAATACAACAGCTAATGAAAACACAGCTGTTGGTTATGCAGCAGGTGGTTTAATAACTACAGGAGCAAATAATACATTAGTAGGCTCAGAATCTGGTGATGCTTTAACTTCAGGAGATATGAACGTAGCTATTGGTAAGTCTGCATTAGGAGCAAACACAGTAGGTGATAGAAACGTAGCTGTTGGAGCTTATGCTTTATCTACAAACAACCCAGCCACAAACCAAGATTCATACAACGTAGGTGTTGGCTATGCAGCAGGAAACGCAATTACTACAGGAAAACAAAACACAGCTGTTGGTGGTTTAGCTTTAGATGAACTTACTACAGGGGACAGAAATGTTGCTATAGGTTTTGGTTCTATAAGTTCTGCAAGCACTGGTTCAGATAATACAGCTGTTGGTAATTATGCATTGATAGAGAATACCACAGGAGAAAAGAACACAGCACTCGGTTCTTATGCTTTAGATGCAAATACCACAGGATTAAGAAATGTGGCTATTGGTTATAATGCTTTAACAGCAGCAACAACTGCTAGTGATAACATAGCAATAGGTGAAGGTTGTGCTGATGCTGTCACCACAGGAGACCATAACATAGCAATAGGTAAAGATGCTTTAGGGTCTAATACAGTTGGTGATAGAAACGTAGCTATAGGAAACAATGCTCTAGGAAACTATAACCCATCTACTAATGAAGATTCATACAACGTAGCTATAGGTTTAAACTCTATGATTGCTACTACAACAGGAAAAGAAAACACTGCTGTAGGTGGTGAAAGTTTAAGCTCAAACACTACAGGTAATAACAACACAGCTATAGGATATGCTGCACTTGATGATGTTACTACAGGAGGCAATAACACAGCTATAGGTAAATCAGCAGGAGCTAATACTACAACAGCAGATTACAATACAGCACTGGGCTATCAAGCCTTGTTTACTAATACCACAGGTGCTAGTAATACAGCTGTTG